ACATTTATAGATAGACAGTCTGGAGAAGAATATAATTACAATAGTCCTTCTGTAGATGATAATACGATTAAAGAAAGAATTGCTGATGATTTTGCTGATTACAGACTTGGTAAAATTAAAAATAGTTCTATAAAAGGAATGATAAAAGAATTCTTTAACAGAATCATGAATTTCTTTAAATCATTTGTTACAAAAAAATCATTAAAAGAAAAATTATTTGATGAAATAGATAAAGGTAGATTTAAAAATAAAAAGATTGTTTCTGAAGATAAATTTAAAAATGTTCCAGTAAAATCAGGAGTAAAAGAATTATTTAATGAAAATTCTGAATTAGCTTCTGTTGGTACACAACAACAATATTCAGCATATCTGGATACTGTATTTCCTGATAGTAAAGTTACAGAAATAGATAATTCTTTGTATATTAGTGTTTTAGAAGATTTAAAATCTAACAAAATAATAGAAAAACAATGTTCATAAAAGATATGCAAAGAGGGCAATACACAAATGTTTGTGGAATATATAAGTTGTATTTTGACAATGATAATAGATTTTATATAGGTTCTACAAATGATTTACAAGAAAGATTACAAGCACACACAAGAGCTATAAATAAGCAAAAACATTTTAATGTATATTTTCAAAGATTATGTTTAAAATTAGGAGTAGAAAATTTAAAGTATGAAATACTTGTTAAATGTCCACAAGAGTATCTTTTAAAGATGGAACAATGGTTTATAGATAAATTAAAACCTGAATTGAATTTAGCAGAAACTGTTGGGAGACCTCCTATAAATAGAAAAAGAGGATATAAAATGTCAGAGGAAGCTAAACAAAATATAAGTAAAGCAAGAACTGGTCAAAAAATAGATAGAAGTAATTATGTTCATTCAGAAGAAACTTTAAATAAAATAAGTCAATCTTTAAAAGGTAGAGTTATTATTGAAGAATGGAAACAAAAAATGAAGGAAGCTAAAGCTAAAGGAGGTAAATATTCCAAATTAACTGTTAAACAAGTTAAAGAAATTAAATCTTTAGTTGGAACTAAAACAGATAAAGAAATTTCACAACTGTTTAATTGTTCAAGAGCTACTGTAAATCAAATCAAAAATAATAAAATCTGGAAAGAAGTATGAGTTGTATAATAACATATAAAGGTCAAAAGTATTCAGAAGAACAATTTAAAGAATACTTTATTAATAATAAACAAGAATTTATTACATCTATTGCTAATAACAAAGATGTAGTGGATTCTTTTAAAAGAAAAATGGAAGGGATTGACTTTGTGTTCAGTCAATCACCAGAACTTGCTTCTATTGGTAGTAAAGCTCAATATTTACAGTATTTATCTACTATCTTTAAAACCAGTCAAGTGAAGGATATTGTTTATCATGGTAGTGATACAAAGATTGATAGATTTGATAAAAAATTTATAGGAACTGGGGCAGGATTACATTTAGGTAGAGGTTTTTATTTTGATATAAGTAAAGACAGCGCTAAATTCTACACTGAGACTGTTGCAAATAAAACACTCAAAAGTTATAATCCATCTATTATCAATTTAACAAATCCACAAGAAAGTAAAGCATTATTAAGAAATCCTGATTATGTAAATTACGATGGAGTTAAAGATATTACAGGGCAACTTGTAGTATTTGAACCAGAGCAAATTCACATTTTAGGTTCTCAAGCAGATATAGAAGGATTTAAAGAATTTGTTTCTAAAAATGGTTCCTCAACTACTCCTCAATATAGAGTTGTGGAGGGATTGTCTGAAGAACAAGTAAATGATTTATCTGATGATATAATTGGTACTATTGCTGAACTTATTTATGGAAGAGAAGATTATACAAAACAATTATTATTTAATCCAGAAGAAATATCTGGAAAAGGAATATTTGCTGAAATAAAAAGAAGACATGAAGAAGCAGGTTTAATTGATGCTATTGGAGAAAATAGATGGAATCAAATTAAAGAAAGAGCAATTGATAAATTAAGAACCTTAGGAGTTTCTTTTGAAGAAGATGTAGACATTAATGATGAGAATGCTAGCCAAAAAGAATATGAAAGGGAAGCATTTGTTGTAGATTGGAAAAAAACTTCTTCTGCAGCAATTAGATTTTCATTAGCTACAATCCCTCAAAGAGTTCAAATGAATCAAGCAAATTCATTAGAACTAGTCTTTCCAGATAATGAAAATGATGGTTTTGTTTTATCTGAAAGTTTAGGTGATTATGGAGGATATAAATTAGTTGATTTTAGTAGAGTGTTTGCTACATTGATGGATAAACTTTCTAATACAAATAGTCCTGAGGAATTTGTTAGAAAATTAGTAGAATTGGCTGAAACAGATACAACATATTTATCTGTATTTGCAAGACTTGGTGGAAATTTATCAAGTAAATCTATTGATTTTTCTAATATGACTAATAAATATGATGTGAAATATTTCACACAGTTTTATAATTTATTTTCTAAACAAAAACCAGAAACATTAATTCAATATATAAATGATGGAGAAATATATTCAAACAATGCTAATTTATTTTCTGCTGTTACAGAAATTACTAATGGTTGGATTAATAATATAAAAGCATTAAGTAAATCAGAAGATAGTTTAATTTCTTACGATAGAAATCAGAAAATTTATAAAATAGATTCTGAGAAAATAAAATCATTTCCTATTAGAAAAGCTAGTGATAGAATTAATTTATTAAACGCTATAGGAATCAATTTTGATTTACAAACATATAATCTATTAAGCGATGAACCTGAAACCATAGGAAAAAGAAGAGTTTCTCAAAAAGAACAATTTGATACTGCTGTAGATAAAATTTCTGAATATCTTGGAAGTAATCCAGATATAATGACTTTAAAAGGGAATACGTTAGGTATATCTGGACCATTAAGAACTTTATCTAGATTATATATTGTTGCTACAAATCCTAATCAAGATTCTACATTCTTTGGTGTAAATAATCAAAGAAAAGGTTCTTATGCAGAAAATAATGCTGCTTCTTTCTTTGAGAATGATTTTAATGAATCAGAAACAATAGATGAATTATTGGAGAAAAGACCAGAATTAAATGGATATTTTTCTAAAGGTTCACAAATTCTTAAAAAAGGAGGATTGTTTTTTGATGAAGATGGAAATAGAATAGCTAAATTAAAACTTCTTACAATAGAAGGGTTAAAAAATATAGATGAAGGTAAGAATAAAGGAATTTCTAAATTAACATTATCAGAAAGAGCAACACAAGAAATTAACCAGAATTTAAATGGTAATTATTATGTGTTAGTACCTGGAGATGGTTCTACAGAATGGATGATGAATTTAGGAAATATAATTTCTTTTGAAGAAGTAGAAGCTGGTGTTTATTCTAAAAAATTAGAAGAAATATTCATCAATGGGTATTTAATGGATGAAGTTAATCTTGTTTTGTTTGGAAAAAATAATACTGTTACTGTTAAGAAAAAATCTAAAGAACTTAGATTTATGAAAGACATTCTCTCTGATAAGCAAGTTAAAGAAATTGAAGACTTATTATCAAAAGATGCAACAACATTAGAACAAATAGAAAAGTATATTAAAGATAATAAAAAAGAATTAGTAAATAGTGTTGAACAATTTGTTAAAAATGTAAACGAAGAAACATTTAATAATTTAATTAATTCTTCACAGATTGAACAAATAGAAGAAGATGAATTTGTATTAAATAAATTTGATTCAGAATTTATTAAGGAAAAAGGATTATCTACAGCTAGTAAAGAACGAGTGGATAATTTTATTAATTTCTTAAATTTAAATTACATAATCAATAATATTGAATATCATAAGTTTATATTTGGAGACCCTTATCAATATAAAATTAAAGGAGATGGTTCTTTAGATGAAACAAAGCGTATAAAAATGTATTTGTCTCCTAGAAGAAGATTGCTTGATTTACGAGAATTTAATGATATTTTTAATATTGATTATAATAAAGTGGGAGATATAGAATTAGATAAAAAAGATCCTACTTATCATACATTTAAATCTTACACAAAAACTGCTACACTATCTGATGTAGAAGTTAATGGTAGCGTATCTAGAGGAGATTTTCCTGAAAAAATTAAAAAGCAATATGCTGAGATAGATGAAACCGATGCTATGTCTTGGATAGAGGATAATACATATAGAGAAGTTAATATTAAAAAAGGACAATGGTCTGACGAAGCTGAAAAATGGCATCAATGGCAAATGGCTTTCACAAGACAAAACTATCCTAATTATAAATATACAAACGATGAATTAAGAAAACATGATGAAGAATTAGTAAATACCCCTGAGCCAGAACATCACATAGAACAAATTAAACCTATTGTAACTGGAAATAAATATGGTTCTAAAGAAATAAATCCTGTAGGAGATAAACTTTCACAAATGCCTATTTATTATAGTATGGTGAAAGGAACTAACTTGGAAAAATTATACATCAAGATGAAAAAAGAAGACCTTGGTTATGTAATTGTACAAACAGGAAGAAAATTTGGTTCTGAAGGAACAAATCCTATGTATGTAAATGGTAAGTTTAATGAAGAAGAATATACCAATACAATTGATGTAGCATGGGATACTTATGGTGTAATTGTAGAAACTGCTACAGAAGGAGATAAAAAACAAACTAGAGGGTCTCAGATCCCAAAAGTAATTACAATGGATATGTTTTCTAATGGTGAAGTTTCTGAGGGATATAATAAAGAAGAAATAATTGCTGCGAATAAAGAATTTAATTCTGCAGAAGAAGATTTAGCTAAATTTAGATATGAGGAATTGTTAGATAGATTAGGAATTATTGAAGAAGATGGAGAGTTTATTTCTACATCAAATAAAACTATTGCTGAAACATTACAAGAAGAATTATTAAGAAGAGATTCTTCTGAAAATGTAAAAGATTCTTTAAAATTAAATGAAGATGAAGAATTTGAAATTCCTTTTGAAGCTTCTCCTTCATATGAGCAAATTAGAAGTATTCTTTATTCCATGGTGAATAAATCATTTATTTCTCCTAAGATGAATGGTGCTCCACACGTACAAGCTCCTTCTACAATGTTTGAACAAGAAAATAGAATATTAGCAATTAAAGAAAATGGTGTGTACAGATTAATTGTAACACAAAAACAATATAATTCTTTAAGTGCTGCAGATAAGAAAAATGCCATTATTACTCCTGATACAGAAAAATATTTTAATGAATTGGGAGAAGAGCAAAAGAAAACTGCTGTTCTTACAGATAATACGCTGAAGTTCTACACTAAAGAACAACCTTGGTGTGAAATCATGTTACCTAATTGGTTCAAAAATAAACTAAAGAAAGGAAAATTAAAAAATGCTTCTGATGAAGATATTATCAACTATCTAAATAATTCAAAAGAAGGACAAAGAATATTATCTGGAATGGCATTCCGTATTCCTACACAAGCACTTTCTTCTATTGAAAGATTTAAAGTGAAAGCTTTTCTTCCTCAGTATATGGGACATGCAGTGATTGTACCTACAGAGATTACAAAAAAATCTGGATCTGACTTTGATATTGATAAATTGAACATTTATTTAAAATCAATTTATGTAGATAATAGTGGTAATCCTAGAATTATTGAATACAAAGGTTCAGAAGAAGAAACAAAACAGTTTTATGCAGAAGTTTTTGAAAAAGGTTTTGATAAAAAGATTTCTAATAAATCAGAATTGTTAGAAGCAATTGATATTGTTTTATATAATTTAGATGATCCAAAAGATCTTCTTTCTAAACATGGAGATTATATTATGTCTTTTAGAGATAAATTTTCTTCTCCTATGGATGTAAGAGATTATTTGGAAAATCAGTTAAAAAAAATAACTGAAGAAGAATATTACAATAAGAGAAAAGAAGATTATGTAAATAGAATGTATAAGAGTGCTTTAGAAAATAGATATTACGAAGCATTAGAAAGATTATTCGAGCTACAACCTATTGAAAAAATTCTTTCTCCTGTAGATGATGGAGGATTAGAAGATGTTTCTAAAAACCTAGATAAATTAAGAAACGATAATGAATCTGCAATAAAAGGAAGATTATTAAATAGAAACTATATGTCTAATCTAAGACATGCATTTATCGTAGGAAAAGCATGGGTTGGTATTGCTGCTGTAAATATTACAGGATTATCATTAAGACAAAAATCTAAAGTGTATCTAGATCCTAATAGAATTTCTTTGTTAGGAAAAAGAGAACAAGATTTTGTTAAAAACTTAGATATTGCTCTTCCACATAATACAATGGTATTAGAGAATGGACAAAAGGTAGTTTCTTTATCTGGATTAAAAACAGCAGATGGAACACAGTATCTATCTGATAGGTTCTCTGGATATGCTACAGCGTTTGTAGATATTGCAGCAAATCCATTCATTTCTAAGATTATTAAGAGTGATATTGTTATTTCTACATTTATGTTATTAGAAGCTGTAGGTGCTGGTAATAAAGGGGTGTATTTCTTAAATCAACCAATTATAGAAGAGTATTTAAAATTATTAGATAAAGAAGGAACTAAATCTGTAGTAAATGAAAATAACATTAAAAAAGTAAAAGAATTATTTCCTGCTAATGAAAAAGATATAAAATATGTAAAAATATCTCCAGAAGGATTAGAACAAAATATTGCAGACTATTATAAAAATGGTAAATTAAGACCTACAAAAAATGCAGAACAGCAAAAAATATTAGATGAATTTATTAAATATAAAATATTAGCAGACCAATTGTTTGAGTTTACACAAGCGACAAACTATGACACTACTAGATTAACAGGTGTAGATTCTTTATATAAAAAAGAATTACTTACTAAAAAAGTAAGAGAAAGAAATATTATTGCTAATATAGATGGTGTATTAAATGAAACTTTTATTGGTAATCTTACTAACTTGCTATCAAAATCTACACAAGCAATGGGAACTATCTTTAAATTAGATGAACCAAAAATCAGAGCTTATGTATTAGATACAGTGAAAAGATATGCAACTAAACCATTTATGTCTAATGATGATTATGAAAGAATAACTAATTTAATTAGAAGTTCTTTCTTAGATTATATTATTCAATCTCATTCTACATTAAATAAAGAAATTTCTGATTTATTATTAAATGAATCTACAAATATTGCTACACAATTAGAACTAATGAAATCTAAATATCCAGGTATATCAATTCTACAAGATTTTGAAGTGGTATCTGGAAATAGAGAAAATAGTGCTAAGACAGTTAAGTTAAAAGTTAATTTAAAAGGAGATGTATTTGCTGAGAATCATTATATTGCTAAAATGAATGAGTTAAGAGATTATAATACGGAACTTAATGAATTCTACAATAATTTAATTAGAGTGGCTATATTACAAGGAAATTCACAATCTGCTATTTCTTTTAAAAATATTATTCCTGTACAAGATTATGCTAAAATTATTACACCAATTATAAATAATATAATGCCTGGTGCAAGATTGGATAATTTTACAAAATCAATGTTTGAAAGAAATAGTTTTACAAATGAAAATGTATTTGTTCCAGCTAAAATATTTTATGCTAAAGAAAGTCAAGGTGGTGGTTTATGGCTTCCTGCATTTGATTTTAGCAAATATAAATTTAATTCTGATGAAAGACAATTACTAAAACTTTCTGAGAAATTTAATTTTACACAAGTTAGTTCTGATTTTGTAAAAGTTCCTAGAGTGTTCAAAACTAAGGTGGGAGTAGTTGATGAATTTGGAGATACAGACACACAAGAAAGGTACATAGATATATTATCTGGAAAAGTAATGAGACCAGAAGACTGGAAACAAGCTAAAGAAAAAGGAGACCAATCTTTAAATGACGTGTTTTATTACAAGAAAGTATATACAAATGAAGTAGACCAATTTGGAGAAAGAATTCCATTAAAAATATGGAATGGAGATGGAAAGGTACTAGCATTTGAACAAGTGTATAAACTAATGAATGTATATGGAGATAGTTTTAGAGCTGCTGAATATCCTTCTTCTAACGTAAGTTCTATATTTGATAATGGTTCTATTAAAACAAGAGAATTAACAGATGAAGAAATTGTAGATGCTATAAAAAATCCTGGTAAGAAAAAGGAAATTGTTACTGATTCTTTGAAAGATGAAGAAAATTCATTATCTTTACCAACAGAAGAAGATCTTGGACTAAATACAGATTTATCACAAGATGATTTTAAATGCTAAAATAAATATTAAACTATGGATTTTTGTAAAATTGGAATAGATAACGCAGTAAATAGAGCTATTAAAAATAATCCAGATTATTCTTATGATGAAAAAAGTGGAATTATTGAAATAAGTGATAATCCTAACAAAGATTTAAATCAATACACATCAATTAGATTTGCAAAAGGAATAGCTGCACAAATTAATAAATTTATAAACGATGGAGAAAAGGCAATTGGAAGAATTGCCTATTCTTCTTTTTATAAAGGAAGAGGAGTTGTAAGAATTGTTCCTACTAATTCACAATTAGAATTAATTAATTCTAATGAAGAAAAAAAATATATAGAATTAGAAGATAAAATACAAGAAGAATTATTACAAGAAGAATTTAGAAAACTTGCAGAAGAATCTAATACATATCTGGATGAAGAAAAAGAAGTAGTTTATGAAGATCCTTTATTACAATTATCAGATGAAAATTTAAAACCTGTCTCTCCAAAAATGTTAAAATTTGTAAAAGAATTTATTAAACAGATTGGTGTAGATTATCAAAAGGTTGATAAAATTGTTGTAAATGGAAAAGTTATAGATGCTAATGGTATTGCTCGAATGATGAGTAAACTTATTCAAGTGGTTGAAGGAAAAGAATCTGTAGCTCTTCCAGAAGAAGCTATGCACTTTGCTGTAGAGATTATAGAACAAACTAATCCAAAATTATTTGAACAAATGTTGAAAGATATAAATGGAGAGGAAATTTATAAAGATGTATTAGAACAATATGGTAAAAATCCATATTATCAAAAAGATGGTAAACCAGATATAAGAAAATTAAAAAAAGAAGCTATTGGTAAATTACTAGTAGATAAAGTTTCCAGCATAAAAGCACAAACTTGGTGGGATAAAATTGTAAAATTCTTAAAAGAACTATTTAATAAACCACAGATGGATGGTGTAGATAGTCTTACACAATTTGCAGAAATGATTGTATCTGGAGAAGATTTTGGCACTGTAAATGATATTAAATCTTTAGAAGATTATTTCCAATTAAATGAACAAGATAAAGTATTTAATAAATTAAAAGATTTAGATAATCAAATAACAAAAGAAGATGATGGTGTAAATGATGATGGAGATCCAAGACAAAGTTATTTTATAGGTGATAAAAAAATTAAATATAGAGTTACAGATTTTGTAAGTGATTGGTATTTAAAAATATTTGGTAATGAACAAACAGAATATCAAAAAAGACTAGCAGAATTAAAAGCAGAAGAAGGAACAAAAGGACATTATCATTTTGAAAAAGCATTTGATACATTTGTAGATTCTGATACAGGATTACTGAGAGAAGATTTTTTAGAAGATGATGATCAATATTTATCTACTTTATCACAGGTAGATAAAGATGTGTATGCTACATTAAAAGAAAATTTAAGAGATAGATTATTATCTTTTCCTGAAGGAAGTAAGTTCTTAAAAGAAACAAAAATATATGATGGTAAAGAAACTGCTGGTACAGTGGATTTATTAATTGTAGAACCTTCTGGTAAAGTTAGTATTATTGACTGGAAATTTATAGACATAAATACTGATAAATATGAAGATGTTCCTTGGTATAAAGTTAAAGCTTGGAATCTTCAAATGGAAAAATATAGAGGTATTCTTACTAAGAATTATGGAGTAAAAGAAGAAGATTTTAAGCAAACAAGAATGATACCTATTCTTGCTATGTACACAGATGCTGATTATCAGGGACAAAATCTTCCTAAATTAAGAGGAATTAAAATAGGTTCTGTAAATGTTGATAATATTAATGAAGATTATTTACTATATGTAGGATTTAAAGAAAGAACAGGGGATGAAAAAATTGATAATTTATTAGATAAAATGAATAGTGTTTATTCTAAAATATCTAATGAAAAAGTATCTCCACAAGATAGACCTTTAAAAAATGAACAACTAAACTCTTTATATAAGGCTATTAGACACTTAGAAATAAAAAAAGATATTATCCCTTTAATTAATCAAGGAAAGGTGCTAAATAAACAAGTTAGTAATTTTATTAAAAAATACAATGATAATATAAAAGATAAATCTAAAGAAGAATTAGAAAAAGAAACAATTAATGAGTTTGCTGGAATGATTAGAGTGCACATGGAAGCTCTACAACCATATTTAGGTATAAGGCAATTAAAGTATTTATTAAATGAAACTAATCCTGAATTTAATGAAATAAAATCAAAATTAAGAGATACGATAGAAGATGTACAGGATTATCTGGATCAACTAGAATCTATAGATAAAGAATTTGGTAAAAAGTTTGTAGGAGCTAGTTACACAGCAGAAAAAGTTGTAAAAGGTATTACTAGATGGTTTGGTAATGCTGCTACAATTCAATTAGAGAATTTACAAAGATTATTTACATTAGCTAATGAAGCAACAGCAATTTCTAATTTCGAAGTGAGCGATGAAGTAAAAAAATTAGAAGAACTTAAAGAAAAATATATTAATTGGGCTAGGTCAAAAGGATTATCTACAAAAGATTATTTTAAAATGATAATAAAGAATGACAAAAATGAGCTGATTAATCAATACGATTCTAATTTTTATAAAGAATTAAAAACTGCAGTTGCTAAAAAAGATTTTAGATGGATATTAGATAATGTGGACAAAGTCGAAGTTATTAAAAAAATAAAAGAACAAGAAGAAAGAGAAATAGACGCAGCTTTAAACTATCCTGTTGTTGGTTCTGAGGAGCATGTAAAAGCAGAAATCAATAGAAAAATAGCCAAGATTAAAGATAAATATGATGTTTCTACATCTACATCTAAAGGTTGGTTACAAGAGCAATTTATAAAAATACCAACGGAGAAATGGGAATCTCAGGAATGGAAAACATTACATGAAAAAGATTCTTCTGGAAATTATGTAAATCAACCAGCTATAGATTTTTATAATTATATTGTAGAAAAAAATAAGTTATATAAAGAAATAGGATATTTAACAGGTAAATCAGCTAGAACATTTCTTCCTTGGATAAGAAAAGGATTTTTAGAAGGAGTAATATTAGATGGAAAACCACAAGGTTCTCTAGATCAGTTTTTAAGAAATATTTCTGTAGATGAAAATGAAACTGCTTATGGACAGATAGATCCTATTACAGGAAAAGTAATTGATACTATTCCTATTCATTTTGTAAATCAATTAGATGGAAAATATTCTACAGATTTATTTTCTACAATGTTTTTATATAATGAATTTGCAATTAAATATAAAAATCTTTCTCAAATAGAAGAACAAGCTAGATTATTGTTAAGGGCAGAACAAAATAAACAATCTATAATGACTTCTATGTTTGGAAACGTTATAAAAAAGGGAGAAGGATTTGATTTTAATAATAATAATTTAGAAAATACAAAACTTTATGAATCATTCATGAAGTCTATTATTTATCAACAAAAATATATTAATGATTCTGAATTTGACATAATAATTGGTAAAATATCTGGATTTGGTAAAAAATTTAATGATAAATTAGGAATGAAAATATTTCCTGAAGCTATGGAATCTAGATATTTAACAGTAAATAAAACATTAGATCAAATGAATAGAGCTTTCCAGTTACAGGCGTTAGGACTAAATGCTCTTTCTTCTATTTCTAACATGTTTGGTGGTACAGCTAATGCAATGATTAATGCTGGTAAATATTTTACTAAAGATGACTATTTAAAAACACAAGCTAAATTTCTTTGGGAAAAATTACAAGGAGATGAAAATGCTGGTAAAATATTAGCTGCTGTAGATTATTTTGCTCCATTTGTAGATAATTATAACAAAGAAGCTAAAAAGAAATTATCTCTTATGAAATTAACTCCAGAAGGGATACAAGATTTTCTTATGGTTGGTCTTAGAAAAGGAGATGAAATGATTCAATATATGAATGCTTTTACGTTTATAAAGAATATGATTGTTGTAGATGGACAGGTAAAAAATGTTAGAGAATATTTAAGAAGTACAGATGAGTACAAAGATTTTTATGCTGGTAATGCAGAGCAGAGAAAGGAAAGAAAAGAAAAATTTGAAGAAGATGTTAATAAGTTAATTGAAGAAAAAGGATTATTAAATGTCTCTAAACTATCAGAAAATGGCACATTAGAAATACCTGGTATAGAAAGAAAATCTGATTCTATAATAGAACAAAGAAGAATCATACAACAGTTTACTTCTGATGCATTAGGTTCTTTAACAGAAGAAAATAGAAGATTGATTAACATGAATGTATATGGTTCTTCTTTAATGGTATTTAAAAACTGGATTCCTAGATTGGTAGATGTTCGTGTAGGAGGATTAAAGTATAATGCTGCATATCAAGCTTATGAATGGGGTAGATATAGAACATTTTATAGTATGCTTATTCCAGATATATTAAAGACTATTAAGAGCCTCACAGGAGCTGTAACTGGAAATAGTGATGTTTGGTTAGAACAAGTTAGATCAATGTTTGAAAAACAAAAAGAACAATATTTTAATAGTACAGGGAAAGAATTAAAAATGACAGAATCAGAATTTATTTCACTTGTAAATCAAAATATTAAAAACCAAGCATTAGATTTAATGATTTTAACAACATTATTAGCAATTGGTACAGTAGCAAAAGCTATGGCTCCAGATGATGATGAAGATGAAAATGTAAAAAATGTTTATAAATTTATGTTAAAAGCTACAGATAAAGTGACAGATGAGGTTTCTTATTTTTATAATCCTATGACACCATTTAATTTAATTTCTACAAAAGGTGTGTTTCCTTCTGTAGGAATTTTAAATAATTATGCTAAATTCTTAAGAGATTTCGCTTTAGAAAATTATGGAATGATTATTAATGATGATGAAATTATAGATGATGCTAAACCAATTAAATATTTAATGAAATCTTTTCCTGTATCATCACAGGCTGCTTCTTATTTACCAATGTTCTATCCAGAACTAGCAAAAGATCTTGGTATTAGAATGCAATCTACTTATGGTGTTAGATAAAAGATATTCATATGCTATATTATATAATCTATTTTGTAATTAATTTTTTAATTACAAATAGATTATGTAAATTTGTTAACCTATAGAAATAAAAAATGAAACATTGTACAACAGATAAATGTCCACAAATATTAGACTCTTCATGTGTATTTTATGAAGGAACAAGCCTTATATTCTCTGGAATAAATACAAATGATTCTGTAGAAATAGTAATACAAAAATTAAATTTAAAATTAGAATCTATTCCAGTATTTAATTCAAATAATTATTATACAAAAAATGAAACTTATTCTAAAATTGAAATTAATGAGTTACTAGATACAATAGAAGTAACAAAAACACAATTAGATGTTTTAATTTCTGAAAATAAATTAGAGCCAAATAGGCTTTATAAAATTACAGGAGTTGAATCATGGTGTATTTCACAGCACTTAATTAAAGCTATTTATCTTAAAGCAATTACTAACAACACTTTAGAATCAGAAGGTGTAGGTGAATTTTACACACCAAAATACAACAATTCAGATGATAATTTAGGTATTTGGAAAGGAGAGTTATTTACTAATGGAATGATTGATTCATTAAGTTATAATATTGGCGATAAAGTTATTTGGGGTAATTTGTTTTGGGAGAATATAAGTGGGAGTATTGGAAATAATATTGGAAGTAAGGTTGGAAGTCTTGTTCAAGTAAAAGTAGAAAATCATTTATCTGAAACAGATTGGCAATTAATAACTCCTAATAATAATGAAAATCTTTATAATATTCAATTTGATAGAATTAAATATGATATTGAAAATGACTATATTAATTTTAGAGCAGATGATTTTGGAAATGTATATGAGCTTTCTTATAACACTCTTTTTAGTCTATTTCCTTTAGTTAATTCTGTTAATGTTTATTATGTAAATGGAATATCGTTGTTTCAATGGGGTATAAGTAATACATCAAGCAATACTATTAATGAATCATTAGTCTTTAATTGTAATCACAATTTAATTTCATTTAAAAATAACCATATTTTAAAAAAATCTACAATTATTAGAAATAGTTTTTTAAATGTAAATATTGAAGGAAATACACTTAAAACATCTTATGTTACTAATAATTTTTTAAAAACTTATGGGGGAATATTTTATAATAACTTAGACAATTCATATATTAGTTTAAATAAATATTATTTTGAAATAAGTTATAATAATTTGAAATATAACTCTAGAATCTATACCAATAATGATAATAACATAATTGTTAATGATAAATATTCTATTATTAAAGGAAACGCCTTAGATAATAATAGTACAATATCTTATAATATCTTTGTAGAAGAGGGGGAAGAAGTAGATGGTAATATAAAATCTATTCAGGGAAATGAATTAATTAACAATTGTTCAATCAATAATAATACTATTAAGAATGGTTCAAAAATAAGTGACCATCACTTATCATATTCCTCAACTATTAATAGAAATACATTAGATAGAGAGTCTAATATTTACAATAATCAAGTTACTCAGAGATCAAAAATTGATAATAACATTCTAGCAGGACATAGTAGAATATATGCAAATCAATTAGATGATGCCTCTGAAATTACTTTATGTAAATTGAGAATATATCCAACAACTTCTTACTCATCTGAAATACATAGTAGTAGATTATTTAAAGGAAAAATACAGAATATTGATTTTGGAAACATTGTAAATCCAGAGGGTACAAATCCTAATGACCCTAATTTTCGTGGAAACACTTTGTCAGAATGTATTATTGAAAATTTATCAATAATTAAAGATTTAAAATTTCCTAACAGTGGTGGAAAATACATTCAATTTGTTAAAATGAATGGATTTAGTGAATTTAAAAATATTACTGTAAATGATTCAATTAGAAATGTAGATTTTATAAATACTATTTTTAATGAAGCATCAGATTATTCTAAATTAATAGAAGGTAGTGGATACCAAACAAATGGTTTTACAAAAACTTATATTGATGGAATATTACTACAAGATAAATTTGATGGGAAACAAGATGTTTTAACAAACCCAGTAACAGGGACTGGTACTATTAACTATCTTACTAAATTCTCAGAAAATGGAAAAATTAGTGACTCTCAAATTTTTGAGGATGGAACTAGTGTAGGAATAGGAAAAGATTCACCATCAGAAAAATTAGATATAAATGGAAACGTAAAAGCAACTGGTTTCTTATTAGGAACAGACAAAATATTACCAACTAAACCAATTATAGTAACAGGAAATATTACATTAGATAACAGCCATAATTCAGCCGTATTAATTATAACCAATACGTGTACGATTACAATCCCTACTGGATTAGAGGCAGGCTTTAATCTTGTAGCAATTGTAGAAGGTTCTTTCATAGCAACATTTATACAAGGTAGCGGAACTACCGTAAATGCACCACAAGGTTTTTATTTAAAAACTAACTCTAAATGTTCTTTAATTAAGAAAAGTGGAGAAAATTATATATTAACAGGAGAATTAGCAACATCATGATAAGTTTACATCACGAAATATTTGGAAGGCAGCTAAATGGATTATTTAAAATACCTTTTTTAAATTCAAATATGGTTAGTATTGGTATTAGTACACGTTATGGGGATATTATTGTAAAGCATTTAGATAACTCTATCATTAATTATACAACACTTAAATTTACAGACTTATCAAATCTAAGTAATTATAATACATTTAATCAAGTATATTCTAACATATATACAGGAGATTTAGAAGTAACAACATTAAATGGAAATTCAGATGTATATAGTATTGCTTTCTATTCAGATAATGGAGCAATAAATGAAAATAGATATAATATACAAGACATAGGGTTATTTTATGCGCAATTTCCAAGTTTGTATAGTATTAGATATTATATATTTTATGCTCAAGATGATACTAAAAGAGCTACAATAAAAGGGAATATGTGTAAGATAGGCGCGTCTGTTGAAATAGTTAATATAGAAACGTTTGACGTTTTAAATAGAACTAACGATGTTTGGGGTAATATAGACGAAATGCCAATTAATTCACAATTAAAATACTGGAAAGACACAAATACAGCATGGGGGTTTAGATATTTTGGAAATTTAGCCAACTTGCCTATAAGTATAAACTATTTTGCAATTTCGGGGTTAATTAATTCAAGTTTCACTTATACAGCAGGTAGAACATGGGCTTCCTCTTTCGATACTTTAGACTTAGGAAATGCAAGTTTATCACCAGCAGATACTGACAATCTACTCAATGATATGGCTAATTCTATTACTACTGCAATAGGTAGTAAAGTGATAAGATTAGCTAATTGTTATAGAACACAAGCAAGTGACACAGCAGTTGCTTATTTGCAAAGTTTAGGGTTTACAATTACTGTTTTAGGTATTAGCTCTAAAATTTTAGATTTACCACTGCAAAATAATTTTACAGATACTACTGGCATTAACACAATGGTAGCAGGTGGTACTTCTAATTTACCAACTTTCACATTAGAAGGTGGAGAATATGCAGCGACTTTTAACGGTTCGCAATCATTAAAAACGAACGCTAATTTTGTTATAAATAGTGATAAAATTTCTATAAGTTTTTGGATGAAAACAAGTCAGACAGGAATTGCTGTTTTGCAAGAGCTTTCTTCAAATTCTGATAATAAAAATGCATTTGCAACAGCTATTAATGTAGAGTATGCTAATAAATTTAGTATGCAAAACAAAAAAACATCAAACTCTGTTTATAATGCCGTCTATTCAACATCTACAATTAATCAAAATAGTTGGCATCACGTGTGCGTAGTTTCAGATAGATATTTAAACGGAAATAATGAAACTAAAATATATGTAGATAATGTTTTAGCTAATGTTGTTTTTAACAATTTTGATTCATCAGGAAATTATATTAATGATATTCTATATATAGGGCAAAGAGGTGGAAGTTCTTTAGGCTTCAATGGTCAAATGAAATTCTTAAAAATCTTTAATTATCCGCTTTCAACAACAGAAATAACAAATCTTTTTAATAAAACAATGTAATATGAGCGAAATAGCAATTATAAGCACAAGAGAAGTCATTTATGAATCTTCTTTACAGAAATCAGGAAAAATAAAAGTTACTTTAAAAATATCTCAAAATTTTGGCACGTGGAATTTAGATGTCAAATATTTTGGGGTAGAAAAAGCAACAGGCACTAGAACTGCACTTGTAGAAACAGGCGTTAATGAAGAAACTCTAGAGCCTATCTATGATACAGTAGAAGAAAGTTATGAGTATTTACAACAAAATTTAGTACTTGAAAAACAATTGAATAAATCTGATGCAGAAATAGACGGTTTATTCCAATTAGTTGGTAAATCTATTTTGCCTAATGAATTTTCAGATAAATTTTTTGAAATACAATGCGATGCTTTGCTAATGTATGTAAAAAACGACTTTATAAATCCAGAAGAACAAGACGAAAATAAGAAACTTTGCATTTTTGGATTAAAACCTAATGAATGGGAAATTTTTAATAACAATTAATATGAATTTACTTTTATTTATAATTGCGTGGGTTTTGATACCGCCTTTAACCGTTTGGAATTTAATAATTGTAAACCGAAAATATGGCAGTACAAAAGGCTACTTTAGAAGCACAGCATTATCCATTGATATTTGGGCTAATCGTGAGTTTCGTGCCTTTTGGAACGCACAGTTAAGAACAGAAGAAGGTTATGAATTTGGAGTAATTGGCGAAACTATTTCAAGCGCACTTGGGAAAAACCAAAGAGATTGAACGCTGACCAAAAAAGGAAAAACTTTAGTCGCAATCTTAGATTTTTTAGATAAAAATCATTGTATAAAATCAATCAAAGAAATATAAACAACACGCACAAACGATAAACTAATTAATCAAAATCAAATTATATGGAGTTTTTAGATTATTTTTACTAACAATAATTGGAATTGTTTTTGTTTCTTATTGCTTTATAAAAAATACATTAAATAAATACTAAAAATATTTGCATAATTAAAATTTTATTATTAAGTTTGTAGTTATTAACTAAATAGCACGTAATGATTCTTAAAATAAGAATAATTACGTGTTTTTTGTATATATGTATAAACGACTATGAACAATAATATCTTTGAAGATCAGGTTAAAAAAGAATTAAAAAATATGGACCAACGTCTCTATGAGTTGGAGGAAAAAATGACCTCTATTGACACAAAACTAAGCCAAGTTGTAGATGCTATTTTAGGAAACCCATTAACTAAATCGGGAGGTTTTATAAAAGACATCGAAATAATGAAAGAAAAAATTCAAGAATTAGAAAACAAAATACAATTTCAAGAAGAATTTAAAAAGAAAATTACATGGACTTTTGCCATTGTTGTTACTGTTGCTCTTATTTTAGAGTATTTTGTAAATATTTATTCAAGTATAACATAATGAAAATAAATTTTAATAATATATTATCTATTGCTATTCTTATATTAGCTGTAATTATTATTCTACAAAGAATTAATTCTTCTCCTGATATAGTAGAAAAGTCTACTATTGTTCGAGATACTGTTTGGCAGAAAAAAAATAGTGTAATATATACTTCTCCTAAAGTAGTACAGACTATTCCTGTTAAAATAGTTAGTGAAAAATATTTACCAGATCCAAATTATGATAAACTTGTTTTGCAATATCAGGAACTAGTAAAATTACATTTAGCTAAAAATGTTCAAAAAGATAGTGTTCAAATAGATTCTATAGGCTTTGTAAAAGTGACAGACACTGTACAAAATAATATTGTCCAAAATAGAAAATGGGAATATAATATTAAATATCCTATTATAAAAGAAACAATTATACAACCTCCTAAAAAAGTAAATCAATTATATATTGGTGGAGGATTACAAGGAAACCAATATAATATAATTAATTCTGTAAATGGCGGAATATTATATAAAAATAAAAAAGATCAAATATATGGACTCTCTGTAGGTATAAACACAAATGGACAAATAGTTTATGGAGTGAGTTCTTATTGGAAAATAAAATTTAAATAAATGAAAAAAGTAGATTTTGGATGGAAATATTATTTTCAACCTACACCAAAAAGATTAAGAGTTTTTGGAGATAGTCTTGCTGCTGCTGGTACATTAGGAGCGAGTATTGCTGTGTTAAATGGACATCCTATTGTAGGTACAGTAGTAATGGTTATTGCTGTAATAGGTAAATTTATTTCAAATTTTTTCATAGAAGATAAAAAAGAAGAAAATGAATAGAAAAATTATTATAAGTGCAGGACATGGAGGAACTGATTCTGGAGCTGTAGCTAATGGATACACAGAAAGAGATTTAACTATAGAATTTAGAGAATTGTTGGTAAAAGAATTGTTATTATTAGGTGTAAAACCTTTAATTGATGATAATAAAAACGCTTTAAAACAAACTCTAGCATGGTTAGTAGGAAAATATTCTTCTAAAGATATACTATTAGATATTCACTGGAATGCTGCTATTCCTAAAGCTAGAGGTACAGAAGTAATTGTTCCTGATAAGCCTTCTCTATTTGAAAGTTCTTTTGCAAAAGAAATTTTAGATGTTTTTGTATCTAATGGATTTACTAGTAGAGGAGTAAAAACAGAAAGTCAAACTGCTAGAAAAAGATTAGGATGGATGAGACCTGCAGCAGAAAACATATTAATTGAAATGGCATTTTTAACAAATACATTAGATTTAGAATTATATAAAATGGTTAAATATAAATTAGCTAAAGAATTAGCAGTTGTAATAAAAAAATCACTAAATTAATTACAATTAATGTAATTGAATCAATTACATTAATTTATAAATAATTACCATAGATTTATAATTATTTTATAAATTTGTGTATAATAAAAATTCATATTATGAGTATACCAGCAAGACCTACTGGACAAGATCCACAATCACAATTACTATGGCATATATCTAAACAATTAGATACGCTTATTAAAATTGTAAGTAAAAGCCCTTCTACAACTACAACAACTACCACTACAGTATAATGAGAGATGTAAAATTTATTAAGTAATCAATCAAATAGTATGATATTTCAAATTTTTTATTGTATATTTGTTAAATAAATAATAGATATGAAAAAAGAAATTTGGAAACCAGTAAAAAATTATGAATCTTATTATGAAGTTAGTAATGAAGGAAATATCAGATCAATTGAAAGAATTGTTGAACTCCCAATACATCAATATCTTAAAAAGCAAAAAATGATAAAACAATTTAAAGATCGTCGTGGGTATTTTCATGTAAAGTTGTATAATGGACTTGGAGAATGTAAATCATTAACAACTCATAGAATAGTTGCTTTAACTTTCATAGACAATCCAGAAGGTTTAATAGAAGTTAATCATATTGATCATAATAAGCATAATAATCATGTTGATAATCTTGAATGGATTACTAGGAGTGATAATATAAAACATTCATATATTCATAGAGATCCTAAAACTTATAAAGGCAGTGGGAATAAAAATGCTAAGTTAACAGAAGAGCAAGTTAAAAATATTAGAAAAGAATATAAAAATAATAAAATTACATATAAAGAACTTGCTTATAAAAATAATGTTGGAGTAACATTAATAGGATATATTGTTAATAATAAAATATGGAAACATGTCTAAACCAATTATAATTACAGCACAGCCCGATGATCAATACTTTATTTGGCAAAATCATTTGTACATTGAATCATGTTTAAACCAAGGATTTACTCAAGATCAAATACATATATTATTATACAAACCTAAAAATAGACAATTTAATAATAATTGGAATAAATTAAAAGATATATATCCAGATATAAATATATTTTTATACGAAGATAAAGGAGTTCAACAATTCTTGGGAGTTTATATTCCTATACTAAGACCTCATATTCTTTGGCAGCATTTTGAAGTTTATCCAGAATTAAAGGATAAAACAATTATTTATACAGATAGTGATATTCTTTGGTTAGATACATTAAATATAAATCATCTCTTATTAGATAATATAAACTATGTAAGTGATGCCAGTTCTTATTTAAATTATTCATATTTTGAAAATAAATATAAACAAGTTATTCCTGAGAAATTAGAAGAGGCTAAGTCGGTAGATTTTCTAAAAGAAGTATGTAATATAGTAGGAATAGATAAAAAAATTGTAATAGATAATAATAATAACACTGGTGGAGTACAATATATTTTAAAAAATATAGATGTTGATTTTTGGAAAAAAGTTGAAACTGATGTGCTTAAAATAAGATTGTATCTTCAACAAGTAAATAAAATATATTTTAAAAGTGAGAATGATGGCATACAATCATGGTGCGCAGATCTTTGGGCAGTACAATTTAATTTATGGTTTAGAAATTTAGAAACTAAAGTGGTAAAAGAATTAGATTTTGCTTGGGCTACAGAACCTATAGAAAAATTAAATTCTTGTACAATATTACATAATGCTGGAGTTGGAAGTAAATTTATGAATAATATTCCATATTTTTATAAAGGAGCATATCATACTGGTAATAGTCCTTTTTTAGATGAACATCTAGAAACAGTTATCAACAATGAACAATCTAAAAAACATTGTACATGGTATTATACTAATAAATTATTAGAGTTAAAAAATAAATATAATATAAATTATTAATAAAGATGTATTTATAATGCATGTTCCTTATTTAAGGAAGAGTGAATTTCGCTAATTTAAAAATAATAAATTTAATTAAAATGAGTAACAAAACATTAAAAGCATTTGTCAGATTAGATGGACAAAATAGAGTGATTGCATCAAGTCTTATTCTTAGAAAAAATAAACCTAAGGTAGGTAGATGGAGAGAAATTGTAGCAAATGAATGCTGTATAACAAGTACAACAAGTACAACAACTGCCACATCTACAGGTAGATAATATTATGGAATTATCAATATTTCCAGGTAGCATGAAACCTTCTAAAGTTTCTACAGAAGGACTAACATTAGAAACGATTGCTTCTAAGTTAACTTATTTTCAAGAACAAATACATTTACTTCATTGGCAAACTAATATGTATTCTGAACATAAAGCATTAGGTGTATTGTACGAATATATACAAGACTTTAAAGATGAATTAATAGAAAAATTAATGGGATATACAGGAAAGAAACCTGCTATATATAAACTAGAACCACTTTCTACTTCTACATCTAATGTAGTAATAGATGAATTACTTTCTTTTGCTAAATTATTAAAAGAATACGGAGAAATGAATTGTTACCAAGATGTATGTAATTTATCAGATTCATTATCTGGAGAAGCAGCTAAAGTAAAATATTTATTAACATTAACATAGACAAATATGCCTACATTTATAAAAACAGGACTTTGGGAAACTAGTACAACAGCACAAGTACCAAAAGGATGGTTAAATTTAACAAAATTAATTAAAGATAATTCTGGAGGAAGTTCAGGAAATTACGTGCCTGTTATAGAGGTAACTTATGATGAATTAGTTAATTTAAAAAATACTTCTTCGTTAAAAAAAGGTCAGAATTATCTATTAACCGATTATGAAACAACTTATATACAACCAGTAACAAATGTAAATAAGAGTAGTGGAGTAGTAGAACCTTTAATAATTACAGCAACTGACGTAGATAAACTACACAATCAATGTAAATCTACATTATACCCTCAAGATATTGTATTTTATGAAATAACAGGAGATACGGGAGAATGGTATGGAACAGAAGGTTTCACAAAAGGTAAAATTTACAGAAGAATAGACACTAAAAAAAATAATGACATAGGTACAGATTGGAGGCATGTAAAATATGATAGAAATGGTGTAGATAAATTATTATTTGAAGATTACGCTGACGTTTATAACAACAAAATAGAAACTTATTATTTGTTCAATAATGTAATAGGAAATGGTTTCTCAAATAATATAATAGGAGATTATTTCCAAAACAATACAATAGGAATTAGTTTCCAGAATAACGGAACTACCTCAATTCCTTTAGTTTCAGCACACACCGAGTTTAGAAATAGGCTAAGTAACGTTACAAGTTCTACTGAAATTAAAAACCAAAATATAGATGTAGTAGTTTTTAACTCACCTAATGGAACACTAAAACAAAGATATTATGACGATTCAAATAATTTAGTAATAAATAATTTATAATAAAATCAATATTAGGAATAGTATAATGTATGGAAGTAGTAAAGAAATTTTTTCCTAAAATAATGTCTGAAAACGACACAAATTATTTTGCACATTTGGAAGGTGTAATATCTTCAATAGATGAATTAGCTAATGTACAAATTACTAAGAATCCACATTCTTATCAATTTAGAATAGCTCCTTCTATTCCCAGATATTCACAGCCGCTATTGCAGGAAATATTAAAATTTCATAATTTATACAAAATAAAATTAAATCTTTCTAAGAGTATAAGAACTTCTTCTACAATATTTTTTGAGATAGAGTTAAAATAATTTTGTACATTTGTAATATAATTTTAAAACCAAAATAATATGGCAACTTATGACCCTAGTAAAAAGTACACATGGTCTCCAGAAGACAAATTTGAATTCTCTGGAGCAGAATTTGGATTAATTCTTAATACATTCAGAAAAATTTTAAGTACACCAGAAGCAGAAGTAATTCTATTGGCAAATCAAGCTAATATGATTATTGAAAAAAAGATTTCTGAAGCTGTAGAGAACGATGTAGTGAAAGAATCACAAGAATAAAAATAAAGCCCTCTTAATTGAGGGCTTATTTATTTTATAAGAAAATTAGAAGTTGATATATTATTACCATGAATATTCCAGATAATATTATCCTTGTTAGTTGTTGGAAAATGTTTTAGTCCTTTTTTCTCCCAATAAATTCTCCATAACATATCATCATTCCACCCAACTTCTTCATCAGGAATATTTAAAATACATTCTAATCCTTTTTTATTAAAAGCAAAAGTCATAGGCATGTGATAATTACTGTTATTAGGATTACCTCCTAAATTATCATAATTTCTATCTGTAAACATAAATATTCCATTCAGTTGTGTAGAAATTCTAGAAGAAGTGGTAGATATATCTGGATTATTTGTAAATGTTTCTACGACATTTTTTACATAATCCTTTTTGTATATATCGTCATCATCCATCTTAATAAATATATCATACTGTTCATAATTTGGTACATTTTTTATAGCAAGTATTTCATTAAAGTGAATATACTTATTTCCTGATTTTGTTACTATTAATTTATCATCTAATAAATCATCGTATATAGGAGAGAAGTTTTGATCATTCCCTCCATCTGATACAATGTTTACACTATGTACAATATTCTGATAAGACTGATTCTTTACATTAAGAATACATTGTCTTAACATATATGGTCTATTGTATGAGCATGTAAAAATTAAAACTTTCATTACCAAATATGTGCTACATTACTAAAACATTCTTGATACCCATTAAATTTAATTAAAGGTTTATACTTTTTATCTTTATTCATCTTTTTTAGTTTATTTTCTAGATTATATATTTTATTACAACTATCTTCTATAATTTTTATTATAGAATAATTATAAGGCATTTCTTTTTTAGATTTAAATCTTTTTTCTATTGTTTGAAAAGTTCTTCCAATTTTATAAAATTCTTCAAAATCATTCCAACATTTTATAATATATATTTTATATGTATGAAAATTTTTTGATTCTTTAGCAGACTTTTCCCAGTTTTTTTCAGACCACCCTGTTGGATTATTAGAATGTAAAATAGAACTTTTTATATTTTTACATTTGGGACATCCTTTTTTATTTAAATGATCATTTGCTTCTTGTAAAAAATTACCATGAATTTTACAAGTTATTGTTATTTTATTATGTGCTGTTGTATAGTTAATAAAATCATAAGTATACTTAAAATTATGTATTAAATTAGCTTTATTAGAATAATATTCATTTTTATTTAGAGCAGTATTTATAGAAGGTATTACACCATTCATTAAATGTCCTTTTCTTATTTTACATAATCCTAAAGAAGTTTCAACTATAACATATAAATTATTAATTCCTACCTCTTCTAAAATAATAATAGAAGAGGTAGGGAATTTATTTTTATATTTTGTTATAAAAGAATCTAACATTTTATCACCACACATGCGCTACATCAAATACAGACACCATGATAACTTCTTTATCTTCCGATAAAGGAATTTTTACAACTCCTCTAGCAGCAGAACTAGGATCAATCATAACTTCATCTCCAGGAACAATATGTTCTACACCATTTCCTACAGCATATACTTTTAATCTTCCATAAGTTCTAAGCTTTTCTTTTTCTAATTCTATTTTAGATGCTTCATCTAATACTAAATTACTTTTTGGTTCTTCTGGTAATTCCAGATAAATTCTAGTTCCTAATAATTTTTTAAATTCCATATAATTAATCTTTCCAAGTTAAATATTTTACTAAAGCCATTTGTGCAGAAACCAAAAGATTGAAAGCTTGAGTTCTTAAAACATTTCTTACCCAACTTGTATTTGCACTATCATTTGTAAGTTTAATATGAACTTTTTCAAGTAAATCTATTTGTTTAGCAGCTAACATTTTTGCTTCATAAACTTCATCACTTCCAGAAGGATTGAATGTAATTCCTACGGCTTTTTCACCAAATGTTTGTGGTCTTTCTGCATTTTCTATAACATCATAAGTTTTTTCAAAGACATCTGGTTTGCATGGATAAAATTCTCCATTAATACCTTTAATAATATAATCTCCTTTTGAAGCTTTCATATCTCCTTCTAAAGTAGGAATTTTTAACTCTAAAGGTTCTTTAAGTTCTGTATATACAGTATCTAGTTTTTTTTCAACGAAAGCTTCAATTTCTTTTTTATTTGCTCCATTGTATTCTACTGCTTGAACCACTACTGGTTTTTTTACATAATTTTTCATAATGTTTATTTATATAGGTTACAAATTAATTTAATATATTTAGAATCTTTTATAAATCTAATATCATCTTGAAGTCCAAATTCTCCTTTTTTATAATAAAGTGAAATAAAATAATTAACAACTTCATCATGAGTTCTAAATTTCTTATATCTATACAGAAAACCTGTTATATGATATAATAGTTCTTCTCCAAATTGAAGTATATTTTTTATTAATCTCGCTTCATCATTATTATATTTTTTTAAAAGGTCTAAATAATAATATTGTTTATAAAATATTTGATTTTTCTTAAGAGTGATCATATAAATTATTTTAAATATTTTAATCTAGCTAATACTTTTTGTGACATATGTCCATCAAATACTTTCATATATTTACTAATCTTGTTTGTTCATAAAATCTTTCTATATCTTCTCCAGATAAGTAGATTTCGCTTTGAAATACTTCTACTTGCTTTCTAACACCTGTAACTTTATTACTATGTGTGTTAATGTTTGGAACTTCTTTTACTCTTTCATGTAAATCATCTAATAATACTACTAATGTATTATCATCTGTTTGTACAGATCTAATTACTTTGTTGATATTAAAACTGTCTCTAAATGTTTTATCACCTTCTGTTCTGGTGAAAAAGAATTGGTTTCTCATAAATTATATTTTAATTTTAAATATTTACGTCTATTATTAACTTCTTCATATCTATATATATCACTTTCTACTTGTTGGTGTTCTTCCCAGGTAAGCAGAATTATATTTTCTTCATCAAATGCTATATCGGGATATTTACTTTTTGGTAAGAGGTGATGAAAGAATGTTGTACGTGGTTCATTTCCTAAAAACTTTCCAGAAACTTCTGAGAAATGAGGTTTCTTTTTCCATATAGATAGAAAAAAATCTCTCATTTCATCAGTTTTAGTTTCCTTTTTATAACCTTTTAAAATTTTTTTTGTTTTAGGAATTGCTTTTTTTGGTTTATGAATGAAACAATATTCTGATTCACTCTTTTTTCCACAAACTTTACAATTCATCATTCTCCTGTACTGCCAAATCCTCCTGTATTTCTTTCTGATTCTAAAAGTTCTTCTGCTTCTTCAAACTCAATTTGTGGATAAGGTAAAATTATAATTTGACCTATTCTATCTCCTATTTCATAACTATAACCAAATCCGTAACTACCTTGCCATAAAGTAGATTTAAACTTAAACATAACTTCACCACGATAACCACTATCTAAAACCCCAACAGAATTGCTTAATAATAAATCTTTTTTTGCATTACTACTTCTTGGAAATAATAATCCTACATATCCTTTAGGAATTTCAAAAGCTAATCCAGTTCCATATACTATATTTCCATTATTATCATAATATTTTGATGCGGCTACTAAATCCATTCCAGCATCCCCATCCTTGCTATAAGTTGGTAAAACACTGTTTTTTGATAATTTTTTAATTTTAATTTTTAAATTCATATTATTCTTCTAATTTTTCTGGTTCACTAAATGCTTCATCTAATGTTTGTACAGGAAGAGATTTTTTTATTTCTGGTTGTTCTAGGATTTCTTCAACTATTTCATCATTATCTTCTTCTTTAATCTTTTCAACAATTTTTTCTTTTAATTGTTCAAAGAATTCATCATTCCCATCAATAGATTGTTTAAATTCTTCAAGGTCATATTTTACTCCGTCAAATGTATATGTTTTGCCATACTTTTTACCTAATCCAAAATCATGAGCAAGATCCATAACTTCTCCAATTTTATCAATTCCTTTTCCATATACAATTTCAAAAGAAGATTGTCTATATGGAGGAGACATTTTATTTTTTACTGCTTTTAATTTAGTAATATTACCATAAGTTACATCACCATCTTTTGCAAGACTCCTAGAAATTTCTACTCTAACATCAGAATAAAATTTAAGAGCATGACCACCTTGAGTTGTTGTAGGATTACCAAACATTACTCCTATTTTCTCTCTATATTGGGAAATAACAATAACGCATACATTATGTGCAGAAAGTGCAGTTTTAAGTTTTGGATAAGCATTGCTATTTAATAATGCTTTTCTACCAATTGCAGAATCACCTACATCACCATCTAATACTTTTTTAGGAATTAATGATGAATCTGAATCAATAATAACAAGATCAATTTCTCCTGTATTAATCATTTCCATAGCAATGTTAAAACCTTCTTCACCGCTAGACGGTTGAGCAATTAATAATTTAGTTGTATCAACTCCTAAAGATTTAAAATAGCTTTTATCAACAGCATGTTCGCCATCAATATATAATACTGTTCCTCCGTTTTTTTGACAATTTGCAGTTGTATGCCCACATATTGTAGATTTACCAGTACCTTCCCAACCCATTAATTCATAAAGTTTACCTTTTACAAATCCTCCTACACCTAGTGT